ATTTAGATTGTTCATTTTACAATTTTTATTACTAATGATATTTTAAGTACTTTTAAAGATTCAATTTTTAATATTTTTTTAAAAGATTTTAGGGTTTAAAATATTAAAAATTAAATATTTATATTATATCATATTATATTATGAATGATAATATAAAAGTCATTAATTTAAATATAAATAAAAATACATCACCACCAGAAAATAATAATAAAAATACATCACTACCAGAAAATAATAATAATAATACAATAAATGAAATAGTTTTTAATAACAATAATCAAATAAATGAAAATTTTTTAACTAATAATAGAAATAGAGTAATTGAAGAAAATGTTGCTTTAGAAAATAAGGAATTAATTTATAAAGATGATTCAGTATATATTCAAGAATTAGAAAAGGATTTATTATCTACTTATCCTGTTACAAAACAAAATTCAAAATATATAATTGAAAAAGTACAAAGTAAAGCAAAAGATATAATTAATTTAAAAAATCTAGGCTTACAACGTTATGAGTTATTAAATAAAAATATTGAATACCAAAAAAAGCTGGAGATTTTAAATAATGATTTTAGTGATAGTTGGATAGTACCAATTGTATATGATAATCATAATATATTTACAAATATAATAGAAAAAAATATAAATGAAAATAATGAAATTAATAATCAAAGAGTTATTACACAATTAAAAGAAAATTCATCAGGTTTTACAGAAAAAGAACAAAAAGAATTATTAGATAAATTAAAAGAAAATAACAAGAATTTTGAAGAAAAAAAAATAAATATTACCAACTATGAAGAAATTAATTCTAAATTATATAAATCATTTATTACAAAATATGAAGGAAATAAGGGGTATTTAATTCATCCAAAAAAATCATTTAATGTAATACGACATACTGATTTAAAAAATAATAATTGGAATTCACATAAAATCTTAAATGATTTAAATACACCAACAAATATGTATGATGAAGAAGGTAAAATAGTTGGTATTGAAGAAGAATTATTAATTAGAGGTGAAGATCAAAATATATTTGGATTTTTATTATTAAAAGAAGGAAATAAAAACATATTAAGCGATTATAATAATATATTATTTCCTAAAAATTACAAAAATCATTTATATCAAGTATTATATGATAAAAAAAAGATAAAAAAAATATATCAAAATGAAAAGCAACAAATAAAAATCACAGTGGAAGACCATAATATAAAAGATGATGCTATTATTTATTTATATAATACAAATTGTTATCCAAAAATAGATGGTTATTATGATAGTGGTCAAAATTTAAGGATTATAGATAAAGATACTATTGAAATAAAATCAAACAAGAATTTAGTATTTGAAGGTGATTCTGGATATATATTTTTGTTGTCGAAATTAAAATATGATTATTATGATGTAGATGATAATTTAAAATTAAATTTTTTGTATTCAAATTACGAAGATAAAAAAGAAGATAATAATCATAATAAGTTATATATTTTTGAAAATATACAAATGAATAGGAAAAAATATGTAAATTTATTAAGCAAAATAATACCTAATATTGATTTTATTATAGAAAATGAAAAAAGTAATTTACAAAAATGTATTTATCTTGATGATGTAAAAAAAGTTTTAGATAAATATTACATAAAATTAGATGACTTACATGATAAACATTTTGAAATAATAATAAAATACATGCAAGAAAATATATCCAAAGTAAATGATATATTTAAAAATAACAAGAAGTATGAAAAAATAAATTATTTTTTTGAAAATAAAGAATATTTAGAGAGAAATCATTTTTATTTAAATGACATATATTTATTTGATAAAGAAGTTGTAAAATATTATGGAGAATATCCTTATAAAAATACAACTTATGATTCCATCATTCAGAGATATAATTGGTTAAAAAATAAAGATGATAAGGGGGAATTATATATTAAATTATATTGTTTAAAGAAGAATGAAAATAGTTCAAATCAATTAAAATATGTGGAAAATAAAATAAAAGAATTAAAAAATAACATAACTTTGATTGAAAAGAATTTAAAAGGTGATATTGAGAAAGTAAGTAAATGTAATATTTATAAATACAGTGGTAAAAAGATTAATTCATTAGATAATGATAATAAAATAAATGAAGAATATTATTTATATGAAGATAAATTGTATCAATATATAAATACAAATTTGGAAATAGTAGGTGATTCTAATGAAGGTGATTTATTATTGATGGATAATTTAGAGTTATGGGAATATAAAAATAAAAAATGGGAATTTACGAAAGAATATTCAAAGTATAATAAACTAAAATATTTATGTGAATTTAAAAATATTGAATTAAGTGAAGTCGAACTGGATTCATTAGATTGTATATATAGAAAGGATTATGGATGTCATTCTAAAATTAGTGTAAGAAATAAAAATAAGTTGGAAGAGTTAAAAGAAGTTTATAATTTATTTGTCGATTTAGAACAAAAATTAAAAAACAATGATAAAAAGAAGAATATCAAATTAAATGTAAAATATTATATAGAAAAATACGATTTTAGTGATGAAAAACAAAATAATAAATTTAAAAAATTAAATGTAAATATAAAAGGAATTAATTCATCAATCCCCGTTGATATTTTAATAAAAAAAATATTTAAAATTAAAAATCTTGAATTACGCGAAAATTATTTCTATCAATTAATAAGTAAGGATTGTTTGTTAATTAATGATAGATTATATTCTAAAAAATATAAAAAAGAAATATTATGTGGACATTATTATTATTTTAAGAAAATATATTATTCAAATGATTATGATTTAAGACAAAAATTTATTGATATAATGGTATCTATTTATAGTGATGAAGGAGAATCTGAAAAAAATACACACACGTGTAAAATATGTGGTGAAAAGTTATTAAATAATGATTATGATGAGTCTGAGGGGTTTGCTTCTAGCGGAGCATTAATTATGAGTAGAGAGAAATGGGTAAAAGAGAAATCATTTGAAGTGACGAAAAATACAATTGAAGAATATTTAGAAAATGTAAAAGATTTGGATTGTAATGATGATAGATTTAATGATTTATTATTGAAATATGGTTTATCGGTTGAAAATATAGAAAAAGCGAATAATTTATGTAACTTTATAACGAAGACAATATATCCAAAAATAGGTCTCGCATTGCCTAATGGAGTATTAATAAATAATATAATAGAAATCATACAAAAATTAGATTTAATAATACCTTTTCAATTATTTAGAAATAAAGAAAAAGAAAAAATGGTTAAAGATGGGATATCAAGAACAAGAATTGAAAAAATGGAAGAAAAAAAATATTTTGAACAAAAATACAAAATATATCTTGAAATAAAGAAGCAAGCAATCATTTGTAGTAGAATATTAATTAGTATTCAAGTAAATATACCAAATTTAGTAATTAAAAATAAGAAAACAAATTGTGAATTTAATAGTTTTAATGAAAAAGAAGGAATAGAATTTTTTGCTTGTTTATTAAAAGAGTTAAATCAAAAATTATCATTAAATAAAGAAGATGTTTTAGGAACTTATAAAAATTTTATACAAGAGTACTATGATGATTTCAAATCATTTTATTATATTAAAGATTTATTTAGGGAAAAGAAGAAATATTTATTAAGTTTAAAAAAAGAAAAGATATACGAACAAATTGTGAATAAAGAATTAAAATATAATTTTAAAGTAGAGCCGAAAAAAATAGAAAACATAGCCAATATATATAAAAATGTTAAAAATTACAATGATTTTAAAAATAAATATAATGAATTAAAAACAAGAAATCTTTATGTAAATTATCAAATAAAAGATATTATACAAGATATTATTTCCAAAGCACCATTAAGTGATAGATTAGGTGGATTAATAGAAAAGTCATGTTGTAGTCAAGATGTAAGTACATATATAGATTTTTTCCAATATTTTCAATTATTTAATGAAAAGACACAAATATTTAATTATATTGAGGAATCAAAAAAATTAAATGAGAAAATAGATTATAAGTTAATAAATTGTAGTTATCATCGATTCAAGTTTTACCATGATGATAAAAGTATAAGTAATAATAATACAATTGTAATTTACGATGGAAAAACAGCATCAGATGATTTTAAAAAATCAATATTTATACAGTATGTAAATGAAGGTTTATATAAAGGAACACCACGTGATTATGTAGAAGAATTTAGTGGAATTAAAGATGTAAAAACAGGAAAATCATTAGATGATATAGAAAATGAAGATTATACAATTGATGAATTAAATGATTTATTAAAATCAATTGAGCAAAATAATATTAAATTTAATGAAAGTGAAAATATTAAAAATAAAGGGAAAATGGAAGAAGATAAATTAAATAAATTAAAGAAAGAATCAATAAACGGTTTGAAGATACAGATGAGTCTATTGGTAAGTAATTTAGTATTTATATTAGGAAAGTCGAAAGATTATGAGACCAAGTTGTATAATTTGTTAATGAGTATTAAAAGACATAGTATAAATCATATGAATAATAATAGTATTAAAAATAAAATCAATGAAGAAAATTCAATGAATAATAATAGATTAAATTATTATAAAAAATTATATCAAAAGATTAGTAAATATTTATCAATAATAAAAAATAGATTTGAATTTGATAAAGATAAAAAAATTAATATTATAAATAATCCTAGACAAAAAACAGAAATGAAGTCTGAAATAATATTAGAAAATTCAAAATTAGATTCTTTACTTATTGAAGAAATAAGTTCTAAATTTGTCAATATTAATTTAAAATATAATTTAAATGAAATTAATTCAATATTTGGACAAAGGAATGTATTGGATAAAGATGGAAATAAAACAATAAAATATAGTGATTTTACAACAACTGATTCAGCTAATTTAATGGAATATATTGTTTATGAGCAATTAAATTTATTATTTGATGGAAAAGATTCTGATGAGGATTTAAGAACAGTAGATAGATCAACAAAAAATAAATATATTGCTCAATTTATAAATATTATATTGGATGAGATGGAAGAGGAATATGAGTTATTTGATATTTGTAATAAGAATAATGAGTTTGAGCATTTAGATGCGCGTTTTTATAATGCTTATCAATTAAAGATTATAACATCTGACCAAAAATATGAAATTAAAGATTTTACACAAAAAATATCTGAATCAACAGGTGTTTCATTGGATAATGAGTATAATACATTAGAAGACGAATTAAAGATTTCGGAAGAGAAGAAAAATATAGAAGATTCCATAGTAGATATTGAAAAATTTGATGAAATGAAACAAGAATATTTACAAAGTGGTGAAAATAATGAAGATTTAGATTTAATAGCATTAAAACAGATAAAAGATAGAATAGATGATGAAAACGAAGTAATAGTTGATGAGGATTTCAATTCAGATGGTACAATTAAAAACAAAGACATTGTTGATATGGGCAGTGACTATGGTGGATTAAATGAATTTGATTTTGAAACAGGAGATGGATTTCCAGAAGCTGAATATAGTTATGAATAATTATTTTTTTAAAAATTGATTCTTTACCAAATTATTAGTAAAAAATAAGATGAATGAACAAAAAGAAAATCAAATAAAAGACCCATGTATGTTTTGTTGTTTTCCATGTTTAATTATATGGACATGTATGGAAGAATCAATTAAAAACATATGTTTGTGTAGTTCTAAAATTTTATGTTGCGACTTTGATAAAAGTAATGAATTAAAAAAAGTAAATGACATAAATAATAAGAAATAATGTCTTATTTTATTAAAAATAATTATAATATAAGGTTTAAAGATAAGTTATGAATTAATAATGAGAGATGAATAATAACGAATTAAAATTTCATTTAGATAAAGATTTACCAAAAGCAACAAAATTAAAACAAAATTATTTAAAAGAACAAGTAAAATATCTAGCAACAATTCCACAACATGAACAAAAATCAGAAGGATGGTATGCGATGCGTCTAACAATGTTATCGGCAAGTGATTGGGGTACAATATTAGGAGTCAATAGTTATGCAAAACCTGATTCAGTATTATTAAAAAAATGTGGTCAAGAATCATTTTTTCCAAGAGTTGCGATGGCAGCAATGGCATGGGGTAATAAATATGAAGATGTTGCTATATCGATTTATGAGCATAGAAATAAAAAAAAGATATTAGAGTTTGGGTGTATAAGGCATCCATCTATAGATTTTTTAGGAGCATCACCGGATGGTATTTCAGAAGATGGAGTTATGTTGGAGATTAAATGTCCAGTTAGTAGAAAAATAACAGGTATTCCACCAGAATATTATTGGTGTCAAGTTCAGGGACAATTGGAGGTATGTGAATTAGACAGATGTGATTTTTTAGAATGTAAATTAAAAGAATATGATGATGAAGAAGAATATTTAAAAGATCATTATGAGGAAAATTATAAGTTAAATGAATTTGGTCATGAAAAGGGAGTTGTTGCTGAATTTTATATAGCAAAGACTGAAAAATACATGTATTTTTATGCACCAGTATGTATTATTGGTGATGAATTAGAAAAATGGAAACAAGAAATAAAAGAAGCACATGAAGTAATTAATGGAAATTCAAAAGACAATATTATTTTATCATCATTTGATTATTGGTATTTAGAAGAAGTATCATGTGTTCCAATATTTAGGAATCAAGAATGGTTTAATGAAGCAAAGTTAAAATTAGGTGATTTTTGGGAAGAAGTATTATATTATCGGGAAATGGGATTAGATTTTTTGAAAGAAGAATTAAATAGTCAAAAAGAAGAAAAAAAAAAAATCAGAGAAGAGAAAAGAGAA